GTAGCGTAGAGTGAACAAGCCTTCAATTAATATCATGGGTTCCTTTGTAGACATACTTGAAGATGTGATTGCAGATTCAAGTTACTTAGGTGTCCATGAAGCAAACGGTGCTTACTTCAATGGCTATGTCACCACAATTGATGATGAGCTTTATTACTATGTAGTAGAAAGATATAAAGCTTCAATGGATGCTAAAGAGTTTTTATTGTATTGCTACAAGGTTGAAGAGATTGCAAACATCATACAGGCAAGAAAAGAATATTCACCTGTAGAGTTAGCAAAAGAATTACAGATACATTTATTAATTAAAACCAATAATTTAAGGGAGAAAGAAAATGGAAAAACTCACTAATATAACTGTATGGAATCGCAGTAGAACTTATGTCAAGAAAGACTTGTTTATGGATGGTGACTTGGTAACAGGCATGTCCAATAATAAGCTCAATACTTTCTTGGAATCTTATAAACATAACCCACAAGATTATGTTTCAGTGAACATGCTAACGACTAACTCGTTTGAAAAACCAAAAGATTTCATAGCTAAGGAGTGCCAAGATGACACAGCATAGTGATAAGTTGGAGCAGAGAAAAGAAGAGTTGTTGCAAGAACAAATGGATAAGACTTGGACTTCTATTTATTCGCAATGGGATAAACAGGACCCTAATTACAAAGATGAAGCATCTATTGTGACGACCTACGCAAGTGGCAGAAGGGTTGAAAATTTTTTTCATCGAAGAGGCAAGCCCAAGACAACTTGGATCGAGCCTATGCGTAAATGGTTATTTGAAAGCAAGTGGTTCAAATGATTGGAACAATATTATTTTGGGTGTGTGTGATTTGGTTATTTCTTTGTGTCATGGCTTTATCTACTTACATATTTTTAAAATGGTTGGACAACAACAGTACCAACAAAGAGGACATCTTACATTGTAGATGGACTCGTCATGACTAGAGGTGTCATATGAAATTTTGGGATGAGGTAACGAAAAATACGAGCTATTTAGGCAAGACAAAACTGCAAGCAACTAGAGATGGTGGAGATTTAGGTAG